CACGTCCAGCACGAAGTCGCGACGCTTGGCCTCGGCCAGGCCCATCGACTGCGGAATGGCCGATACATCGCGCTTCTTGTCGGGCACGACGGCCGGCGCCGCGGGCGGGGTGACCAGGACTGCTTGGTTCATGCAACCTCCTCAGGTAGGGAAAAAGCGAACGGGGCGCGCACCCCGGGTGAACCCTTTGGCGCGCGCCCCGTCCAGGGGTTGAGGCAACTGCGAAGAAGCCTCACGAACTCGTCATGACCGAGCCCGTCGACAGGCTCGCGCCGGCCGTGCTCACACTGACGATGCCACCGAACCAGACGTTCACGGTCGAGCCGGCGCTGGTGAACGACACGCCATTCACGATGTCGCCGGGCTTCATGCCGAGGGTGTAGCCATCGGTGAAGAAGTTGGACGCCATGCACGAAGTGCTGTCGTTCGTCGAGCAGTAGTACCAGATCTGGCCGCCGCCCAGGTTGCCCGGCACGGACGAGCCATAGCTCGACGTGAACAGGTAGCTGGTGCTGCCGGCCGGCACGTTGACCTGCGGGCCCGCCGACATCAAGAGACGGGGCGGGTTGCTGATGCTGGACCCTGCGGTGCTGCTGTAGTAGGCCATTGAAGTTGCTCCTTCAGGTCAGGCGTATGCCGAGCCGTCGGCGGTGATCACCACGATGCCGCTGTTTTGCAGCACCAGGGCTCCCTGGAATGCCGAGCACCGCGCCCACGAGTAGTCGTTCTCCTCGTCGTAGCCGACGGGGGACTGCACGCCCGAGGTGTCCATCGCATGCCCGGCCGCGGTCTTGTGGTACATGAACGACTTCTCGCTCGATGTGCCCTTCCCGGGGAGGTTCGGGTGCTCGATGATCAAGCAGTTGCGCCAGCGGTAGGCCATCGGCTTGTCCTTCCAGCTCGCGTTCTGCTCGCCGGCATAGGGCCGCACATCGACGTACTGCGCATTGGCGAACTCGGTGGCCTGTTCGAGGTAGGCGATGAACGACGGCTGGCACAGCAGAGTGACATTGCTGTCCCACGGCACCGCCGCATTGCTCAGCTTCACACGGCCGTTCTGGAACAGCGACACGCTGGGCGTGACGGCGCTCGAACCGATGGTCACCGTGCCGGTGTTGAGCTGCGAGATGATGAGGTCATCGATCTTGCGGTTCATCACGGCCATCGTGGTCATCTGCATGACCGCGCGCTGGTTGCCCTGGCTGGCGAACACGTTGAACCCGGTCTTGCGCACCAGGTCATGCCACTCCTGCAAGGTGCAGGTGTTCTGCGTGTTGTTGTCCGCACGAGCGGGGATGCGCCCGTTCAGGCCACGCGTCACCGCGGATGCGCCGCCGCTGCCGGCGACGAGGAAGACGGCCTGCTGGCCCTTGATGACGGCCTCGGTGGTGACCGTCTCGCGAAGCAGCGTCTGGTGCTGCTCGAACGCCTGGATGAACTCCTGGCGGTACTGGATCTGGAATGCCGAATCGGACATGGCGTCGGACTCCTATCGGAAGTGGAGGGGTTGAGTCTCCCGACCGCTTGGGGTGTCCGTTCAGGCTGTTCGCTGGGGGTGACCGACTTGTGCCAGTGCCCAGCGGCCCGCCCGCGGGGCCTCGCTGCTCGGTAGCAGTCGCATCGTCTGCGATCGCGCACGACGATGCAACCGCGAGAGTTGATAGCGCTCAGACTCTGAGCGCGCTCAAACCTCATGCCTTTGGCACCCAGGTGCCATCGGCGGCCATCAGCTTCATCTTCACCGCGGCGTCGATGAGGGTGCGCTGGCGCTCGGACTGCTCGGCCGTCTTGCGCGCCGTGGGCACCTTCTGCAGCGCTTCGAGCTCCTCGCGCAGGCCCTTGGCAGGGTCCGCACCTGCTCCGGGCACGAGGGTGCCAGCCGGGTTCGCCTGCAGCGCCAGGCCCAGCAGCATGCGCAGCATGCCCGGGTGACTGCCGATCGGGCGGCCGTCCTTGAGCCGGCCGTCGAGCAGTTGCTCTTTCAGATCGCTCGGCCCGCCGGCATCCAGCAGTTGATGGATGAGGGCCACATTGCGGCGGAATTCGGTGCCCCACTCGCCGCGGAGTTCGTCCTCGCTCTGTTGCTGGAACTCCACATCGGCCTCGGCCCGGGACTCGGCCAGCGCACGAGCTGCCCGCTGGAACCCGGCCAGCGTGGCCTTGACCTGCGCCGGCGTCTGGTTGGTCGCGTGTGCGTCCTTCAGCACCTCGGCCAGGATGCCCTCATCGACGCCCTTGGCCGCGTCGCCCAGGTCGTACTTGCCGGCCTCCTCGGGCACACCATGTGCGGCGCGCCACTCCTTCAGCTGCTCCGGCGTGGGGTTCTTTCCCAGCACCGGCTTGAGCTCGCCGGCGGATAGCCTGGCCTCCAGCGCACGCGCCTTCTTCCACACGTCCACCGGGCTGCCGTAGCGCTCCAGCTGCTTGAGCTCCTTCTCATCGCCGCCGGCCATGAGCTGCCGCCACTTGTCGTTCCAGTCGCCAGGCTTGTCGGGCTCGGGCGGGGCTGGGGCGGCCTGAGCCGCGGGTGCGGCCGCAGGCGCCGCTGCCGGTGCTGTGGCTGCCGCGGGAGCTGCTGGTGCCGCTGGCGCCGCCGCCGCTGGTGCTTCCAGTGTTGCGCTTGCCGCGCCGCCGTCATCGTCTGCCATCTTCGACCTTCCTCAGGGTGGACACGTTCAGGCGCAGCATCTTCACCAGTTGCTGGCCCACGAAGGCCCGGCCGAGCGCGAACACCGTCAGGCGCTCGTCGGGGTAGAAGTGCGCCTCGTAAGTGGCCGCCGCGCGCTCGATCATCCAGCGCAGCGCACGCTTTTGCTGGTCCGCGGTTGCGGTCCCTTCCTGCAGCGCTTGCACTGCCGACACATCGGCCAGTTCATAGCCGGCCGGCATGTGCGGGCCCAGCGCGAGCGCCTCCTTGGCGGCCACCTCAGACCTGCGCCGGCTCGGCCTGCGGCATCAGCCCGGACTGCCCGAGGTTCTTCGCCGACGTGCTCGCGCTTTCCATCGCCGCCAGTTGCTGGGCCTGCTCGGCCTTGTTCTGGGCTTCCTGCGTGCGCTGATCCACCTCGGCCTCGCTGTGCAGCCAGCGCGGCTCGACGCCCACGGACAGCAGCGCATCGCGCAGCATCTGCTTGGCGTTGGGGATGTAGCCTGCCGTCGGATCCAGCGCCACTGCGGCCGCGGTCAGGGCCTGCACCTCCTGCACCTTCTGCCCCTTCTGCATCTCGATCGCATCATGCAGCGGGCTCTCGAAGGCGAAGTCCACCTCGGCACCGCGCAGGGCGCGCGGCCACTCCTGCGGCGAGCCGAATGCACCGCCTCGCATGAGCAGCCCGAACGTCTCGTCGCACAGGGCCGCGTTGTACTCGTACTCCAGCGGCTCGAAGATCGGCAGCGCGTCGCGGATGTACTCCTGCACGCGCTGGCCCACCTCGTATGCGGTCATCGCTGCGCTGCGTTGCGGCATCGACAGCTTGTCGAGATAGAAGGCGGAATGGATCAGGCCGCGCGTGTCCTGGTTCAGTTCCACGCCGAAGTTGAAGCCGCGGAAGTCCTGGCTGATCGGGCGCAGCGCGTCGCCCAGGCGCTCGTCATACTCCCGGTCCACCCAGGTGACCCCGCCGGCATAGGTCGACACATCACCCCGAATTGCGTCCTTCGTCGCCACCATGGGCGGGCTGGTGGCCTTCTCGCCGGCCTCCAGCAGGGTGAACGTCATTGCCTGGAGCAGTCGCGCATCGGGCAGCGCGCACACGGTGGCCGGGCTGTAGCTGTACTGACTGCCGCTGACGGTCTGCCAGCGGGGGACGATGTAGTGCCGCCCATGGATGGGCAGGTCTTCCATCACGCAGTCATGCTGCCTGTCGTAGTAGATCGAGAACCGTTCCATGCCGCCGCGGGCGGTCTTGTCGTACATCTCGGCCGGCACGACCATGTGCAGGATGTCGAACTCTTCGAACGGGGTCTTGGCCACCGCGTCCGTGATCTTCTGGTGCACCTTCTTGAAGGTCGCCTTGAGAGTGAGCGCAGTCGGCTTCCAGCGCCTGGCCACGAAGCCGATGCCACCCTCGGCGTCCTCCTGCCACGCCATGTCGCGCAGGTGCCAGCAACGGTACAGCAGCCCACTCTGGTCCTTGTTCATTTCCACCGACAGGGCGCACTGCCCGAAGGCCGCGAAGTCATGGTCGCCCTCCTTCGTGGCTCGTGCCAGGCGCGCGGCCCGGTCATACATCGCGCGTCGCTGCACCTCTTCGAAGTGCTGCAACCAGGCCTTGGTCTCGGTGTCCTCGTCGCGGTCGATGTGCCGACGCTTCACGTGAAACCACGCCTTGGCGGTGGGCCGCAGCATCGAACTGAACTGATCGCCCAGGCTGCGCCTCGTGCGCACCGGGAAGGAACTCATGAGATTGGATGCGAAGTCCTGCCCCATCGAGCGCTTGACCGTGAAGTCCGCACGCTCGGGATAGAAGTTGTCCGCGATCTCCTGGTGCAGGGAATTGAGCGGAGCCTTCTTGGTGAACAGGTCGTCGGCGATCTCGGCCAGTTGCTTGACGTCCACAGGATCACCCCGCGTCGGTGAGGATGGATGCGGTGCGACCCTGCCGCGACTTCTTCATCGCGGCCTTGCGCCTGCGCGCTCGGGCCTCTTCTTCCGGGTCTGGCATGGCCACCACCGGCTCGATCGCTGGTTGCTTGGGCTTGGGCATGAGCAGCGAGGTGGCCACGTTGGTTCCCACACCCGTGGCCACAGACTTCATGGCCGTGCCCCACCATGGCGCACCCTTGTCCGGCGATGGCGCCTGCGACTTCTGGGTGCCCGGCGATTCTGACGGCGCGACCTCTGTTCCACCTTCGGCGCCCGTGGCATACCCCGCACCTGCGCCCGCCGCTAACGCCGCATCAGCCACCCCAGATGAAAACCCATATCCGACCGCCCCCTCTGCAACGGCCGAACCGCCAAGCGCAGCATTGCCAAGCGTCTGCCCAACCGGCATGTACGTTCCGCCAAACCCAGCCATGGACGACGTGCCGGCATAACCGCTAGCGGCCGTACCAGCGCCTGCTCCAGTGCCGCTCGCCGTGCCCGCCGCAGTGCCAGTGCCGGCGCCGGCCAGCGAGCCGAAGCCGTACATCAGGGCCACCGTGGCCGCAGCGCGCGAGATCGCACGCGCCGGGTCTTCGACGTTGCGACGAGACTCGTCGCGCGTGAGGCGGCCCATGGCCGTGGACTTGTCATCGCCGCCGAGCACACGGTCGGCACCTCGCGAGACCTCCGCCACGACACGGCTGTCGGTGCGGATCATGTTGTCGACGAGGTTCGCGCCGATCGGGTCGTACCGATGCGCGAACTGCCTGATCTCCTGGAAGAAACCCATGGTTCGCTCCTTTACTTGCGGCGAGCAGCGCTCACGGACAGCGGTATGCGCCCTGATCCTATCACCTGGGGCACCCGTTGCATGCCCCAGCGCCCAGGCTGCATGTCCATCCACTCCAACGCGCTGGTCAGCATGCGCGGCCCTTCGAACCACGCCATCACCACAGCATCACCACGGTCGGTGCTGCGGCCCAGGCGCGCCACCACCTTGTCCTTTGGCTCGATGTCCACCCCCTTCGCAGTAGGCGAGAAGGTGGGGGCCGTCAGGTCAGCCAGCAGCTGAGGGTCCGGGGGCAAAGCGATCGGGCTGCCGCCGGGCTGGCCTGGATCGAGCGCCTCGCGAAAGAGCCAGTAAGCCGCGGCACGCTTGCTCGGAAAGCCGAAGTTGCCATCGATGCTGCGCCGCGTGGTGCCCTCGGCTCCCTTGTAGCCCACCACCGGCCGGTCGCCGCCGCGGTCTGGCAGGTTGGCACGCAGCTGCTCATACGTGCTGGCCCCATACCCGCCGCCCAGGTCGATCACGATAAGGGCCTGGTCCTTGCGGTAGCTGATGATGATGCCCGAGCAGTACGAGCCCTGCCGATCCATCGGGATCTCGCGCCCCGGAATCTCGATCATCTCGTCATACCAGCCGTCATACCGACGCGCCAGAATCATCGGGTCATCGCCGCCACCGCTGGCATCCACGCCAATCGCACACATGGGCACGCGCGGGGGCTTGGTCGTCCAGCGCTTCTGCGCTTCCAGCACCCAGTTCGTCGGGATCACCTGGTTCGGCACGTCTTTGAACGCAGTGCGGAACCCGCCCATGAGCAGCGAACGCCATGGCTCGGGCATGGCATTGAGGCGGTCCTCGTAGCCCGTGCCGGCGTAGTACGGGTTGTCCTTGACCGAGGCCTTGATGTACGTGC